CAGCTTTCTTATATTATCACCCCCAGAACGAGGAAAACCGCCCGCAGGCGGCTTTCGCAAGTGTTTAGTTGTATTCGCGTATCAGTATTGCAAGCGCCGTTTCAGCTTCGGGGGTCTGGGGTTCAACATCCACACCCCGGTCGTAGTTGTAAACGACCCTGCCGTCCTGCTTTAACATCAGCTTAGAAATCCTGCCGCCGCTGATTCCGTATTCTTCGCTTGGCTCTTCGTAATGCTTTATCCAGTAGCTTACCGAAACCATTCTGCCGTATTCGTACTTAACTACGATTGCGCCCTGTTTCCACATAATCTTTTCCTCCATGTGTTTTTTGTTGTACACATATTAACTCTAAAGCCGCATTATATCAAGCGGTTTTCGGATAATATAGTACACAAATATCAGCGGTCAGAATTGTGTGTATTCTGATGAATAATGCCGAGAATTTTCTCCTGTTCGTCTGTGGAAACCCCAATGCTTTCTAAGGCCTCCCGTGTGCCGCAATCTGGGCAAATCTGCGTGTTTGGGTACTTTCTCGAAAGCGCAGGATACCCGCCGTACTGCGCCCCACAGAGGGGACAGGCGCGAAGATTTGAATTGTTGTCTGCTTTCATATTTGCCCCTTTCTGCTGTTCTCCAATGCGGAAAGTAACACGCTCTCATCAAAACCAAAATTGCTGTAACCCTCAAGGCAAGTTCTCACATAAGAACCGCTCGGCAACCCCAATGGTCGTTCTTCGTGCATAATGTACACGAAAGCATTTCTGACTACTGTCTTGCTTGAAAAGTATTTAACAGGCAGTTCAATTTCAGCTTTGTAGTAGAAAGCCGGAAAGCCTTCGTACACATCAAGCCTTTTCTCATCGGCGGGTTCGACTGCCCAGACTGCAACAGGGACTTCCGCTCCCGATTTCGGCTCAATCGTGAGGTAAGCGCCTGTCTTACTACCCTTAAAGAGCAGTTCGTAGTCCTTAATCACCGCAGTCCCCACGGGCTTTGCCGTAGGACAACGCAGCGCCATTTGCCGAACATTCAAGTTGCTGCCGTAGGCTAAGTAATAACGTTTCATAGTGTTTTCCTTTCCGAAAGGTTCAGTTTCAGAAATCACCTTTCTACCACCAAAAGCCCCCGAGCGGGGGATTGGAGGCAGGAAGCTAATTCCTGCTTGTTAGGGCCTGCCGTTGCGGAAAGCCGTGTCACCCTCGAGCCGCTTGGTGTAAAGTTCCCTTGCGGTCTTGAATTCATCGCCGAT